AGTTCTTTATTTTCTAACAGACCAGCCTTTTGAAGCATATCAATTCGTCTTGCTTCAATATCCATAACAAGTTTAATTGCTGTAGTTTTAGCACTAAGGTTTGCTGTGGTAGTAGCATCTTCAATAACTTCATAAGCCTGCTGTATTAATTTTGTGTAGTGTGCGTCTGCACCTACGAGTGCTTCTTTGGCACGAGCACGAATAGCATCGTTAGCAGATGCCATGACTCGCCATTCATTTAGATGAGCGACAACTCTTGTACGTGGAAGATCAAGTTCTTTTGATATTCTAGTTGGATCATTACCCTTTAAGTATTCTTCAACTACCTTGTTGACCTCATCAAGATGTTTGACGAGTTCTATTTCAGTGTCTGACATATTTACCTTCTAGTCTGTTAATCTCATCTTGAATATAGAAGATGGCTTTCTTCAAGTCTTCAATCTGAGTTTCCTCATTCTTTAGACCCGCTCTCCACAGATACTTAAATGCGTTGCCAACATTAAAATTACGATGACGTGTAATCTGAATACATTCAACACCTGATGGGTCGCTTGTATAATGCAACGGATGATTTACTTGATCTACTACAATATTAAATTTCTCTGTCATCTCTTTGACTTCCTTAATCCAAATTTAGCAAGGTATACATAGATAGTTTCTACGCTTACCCCGCACTCCTTTGCTATATCCTCTGGACTCTTTTTATCCATGTGATAACGCTTCTTGAGCCACATTTCATTCTGATACATTTTAACACCCATGGCTACCCCTTGTCAAATTTCACGGCTTTGTCCCAGTTATTGATAGCCCAATGACCAATACCTGCTGCATCTGCCACATCGTAATCTTCTATTTTTTTATCATAAATAACTTCTAATAGTTTAGTTGTGCGACGTTTTCTAAAATCTCTTTCATAAGATTTATACCAAGAATCTGACTTACCTGGATTAACTGATCTTATTTGAAGTTGTTCTTCCTTTGTTAGTTTCTTATTGCCAAGAAATGACTGCCATGTTATTGGAGATACCCTGCCTACAATATCTATATTTGCTAATCCAGCACCACCAATAATTGCACCTTGAACTAAAGCCAGATCAGCAGCAGTCTTTGGACTATTCATAAAAACTGTATGCTCAATTACTATTGCTGTAGTTTTATTATATAATTCAAAAAAGGCTTTGACCTTAGCAGTTGCATCTATAACCTTTTCATATATATTAGAGCCTTCAAAATTAATCTTGCCATATTGAGTTATATCTTTCCAGCAGTAAAAAGCAAAAGCAAGATTATTGGTGCTTGCATCTATTGCACAAATCACCTCTGGTTGATTAGTTATCTTGCTCATACTCAACAATTCCTTTTAATTCCTTTAACATTTTTTCTACTGCTTTTTCATGTACATTACAGTTAGCACAAAAACCAGAGTCATTGTAAATTGAAAGTTGTGTTCCACATCCACCAAGGCAGATCCTACGCTTACCTATTCTTTTTTGTCTGCGTGTTATCTGATATCTTTCAGCGATCTTTTCTTTGGTCGCTTCATCTCTGCAGTTTTCACTACAGTAGATTTGATAACTTACCTTTGGTTTAAATTTGGTATCGCACCTTTCACATTGTTTCACGCAATTCCTCCAGTGAAGCAATCTTCACTACTCCCGCACCAGCCTGCTCACATGCCTTCTGAATAGGACAACCTTTGCAAATCTTTGAGTTGGATCTATAGTTTTTAATTGGAAGTTCATTCTTCATCCAACTTGCTCTTACAGTTTTCATCCACTCAAATGCATTATTTATATAATCACGATAATAATCATCTACTTCAATTAGTATTGGCAGTAGTTCGTGATTATTTTTATTTTCATACAGAATAATTCCACGCTTATATCCAAGAATCTTCATATAGATAAGAGTTTGAAAGATATGATCTTTCTTTGCCTTACCAGTATTCTTACGATACTCAAAACCTTCATTTGGTACAGTTTTGATTTCTAATATTACTTCTTCATCGTTCCAATTAAGAATGCCGTCGCCATATCCAAATATAGGTGGATTCTCATTAGAGATTTTTAATTCTGTAGTATCTTTTACCTTGCCAGTTTCTTTATCTTCTTCCTGAAAGATCTTAGCAATACCAGAATTGATAAGTGCATCTTGAATTCTTTTATGACCATATGTGCCATTTGTTCTATTGGCAACACAAAAGCATTTGAATTATCTTCAAATGTCACACCAGAAAATGCTAGATACCAGTATCTTGGACACTCACCATGGTTGTAGGCCAGGGTTGATGGTGCAAAAGTTTTCTTAATTTGATGCTTTGGTTCATTCTTGATTGTATAACCAGAGTTAATCTTTTCTACAAGACCATCTAGTTTAAAATCGCTTTCTTTCTTTACTGGTTTAGGTTCTCCCTTTACCATTACCTGCTTCAATAAGTTTTTTGTCATATATACCTTTTTATCTATTATATCAGTTAGCGTATCGTATACTTAAGAGCAGATACCAGATTATTAATTGCTTCTGCAGCGGTATAGTAAATGTTCTTCTTTCCTCTATCATTCTTATCCACATTAGCCATCCAAGTAGCCCTAAATGACATTTTTGCTGCAATAGCCTGTAGTCTAACTATCTCTACTGTTGCTACGTTTAGCGGAATGTCTGGCTTTAGGATTATCTTGGCAATGAAGGTTAATGCAGTAGTAAGTTCTTCATCCTGCATATACTCTGCAATTTCTGTCAAACCATTAACTTGTTCTATTGTATTTTTATGTGTTGTCTCTGTCATATTTTGCTTCCCATGTTAGTTGATCTAGTAAGTCAAACTCTATTAGTGCTAGGCGGGTCTTTTTATTTCCCTTGCCCAAAATAATAACAACGGCTGGAGACTTATCTTTGCCAGCCTTAAGAGCATCTGTTACTGCCTTGGCCCATATGTCTTGATTGATCGTAAATGACTTTTCTGATTCTTTAAAGTCAATAACAAAACTACGCCATGTAGCATCGCCCTTTTTAGTATTACGACCAGAATTCTTGTGCTGTTTAGCACCGATTCTTTTACTTTCATTCTTCTCGCTCATAGTCCTTCTTCTTTTTATATCCAACCTGAAAAACATGAACCTCTGATAAATGTTTCTCAGAACACATCCAAGAACCCATACCAGTTTCTGGATAAATTCTTATTGTGCTAACTTCTTTTCCACAAGTCTTGCACCAGAACTTACCTTTGTATACTACAAATTTGCTAGACATTTTCCAACTTGCTCTTAAGCATGTTCTGCAAATCTAAATCTTCTTTAACACGATTAACAAGACCATCTCTGCCCTGAACCTTAGTACCATCTTCTAGTTGGTACCATGCACCAGTTCTATTAACCAGACCAACAAGTTCAGCGGTATCGACAAGATCGCCAATAGTATCAACGCCAAGATTGTCACCTCTAAAATAGAAATCATACTCACCACTCTGGAAGGCAGGCGAAGTTTTAGAGAATTGTAATTCCCAACGAACTTTGCGACCAATCTTTTCCTCAATGAGTTTGTCTCCAACATGTATCTTCCCCTTGATCGCCTGATTATCTGATTCAGACGAAAATAATTTTATGACAGTAGACGAATAAAACTTTGTAGCCTGTCCACCTGTAGGCTGTTGACTTGTGTACATAGCATTGATATTATTTCTAGACTGTGATATTAATACAAGCAATGTAGGCTTTACCTTATTGTTAGCATAGTTAAGCATCTTCCACGCATTGCTAAAGTCACGAGACTCTGCACCAATCTGTTTAGTATTCTCTAACTGTTTAAGTTCTGTAGAGTCTTTCTCAAAATAAATAGCAGGAAGTAATGATGTTATTGAATCAACAACAATAATATCTACACCAGCCTCAATAAGATTTACTCCAACATCAACCATTTCATTAATGGTACGAGCCTGAGAAACAATTAACTTAGATATATCTACGCCTAGTTTTTCTGCCCAAGTTTTATCGTATGACATTTCTGCATCTATCCACGCACAGATCTTGCCTTCTTTTTGTGCTTCAGCAATTAACTGTAGGCAAAAGGATGATTTAGCACTTGACTTGCTACCCCAAATAAGAACTTGTCTACCATATGGCAAACCACCATTAAGTGCACGGTTTAAACCGAAACTAGGAGTTGTTGCATATTCAGTCTTTGGGATTTCATCTCCAACAAGAATATTCTTTCTTAATTTAGGATTTAGTTGTGCTAATACCTCTTCAACTGTAACTGTCACTAGAATCTTACCCCATGCTTCTTTGGTCTATGTGTGTTGCGTTCCATCTTTTCTTTAATTGCATAGTCTAGTGATTTTGTTACATACCCCGCCTCAACCATACCAGCATAAAGATCAAGGGTACGAATAATAATATCTGCAAACTCATCTGATATCTGTTCTGGATTCATTTCTTTACGAACTGCTTCCATGGCTTCTGATACCTCAGATACAATCATCATCATTTGTTTTGCTAAAAATATTGGGTCTGCAGTTCTATCCCAAAAACCTTTGTCTACTGCATTTTTATGTATTTCTTCTGCTAATTCATCAAACATTTATTACATCCTCCATTATTGTAGTTCCATCTTTTGTTTCTTTAAATTCAAATTTATATACGTTTCCTGCTTGAACATTCATGTATGCTTTTGGAAATGCAGTTGGAAATACTGTTATAGCATGTAATTCTCTGCCTGCATCTGCAACAGTAAGAGATGCCATCTTTTTTCCAGCCTTTGTAACTCTGGGCTTGAATGATACAACATAGTGCTCGCCTTCTTTATAAGGTAGCATCTTGTAATTTAGAAACTTAACTAGGGCATCTTTGGATTGAGATATTTCATCAACTGGAACTGCAGATACAATCCTATTATCATTTGCAAGAATAATATAAGTACGACCTGCCTCAATAACCGTGTTTTCTTCATCAAAAATTCCCACACTTCCAGTTTTATCTAACAACTCTACTCTTGACCAGCCTTTTGCTCTCTTAATTGATTTTACCATACCCATCAATATGAAAGCACCCTTTTCTTCATACTCTTCAATATCATTTATGTAAGCATAATAGTGTTGTGGTATTTGCATATTAAACTCTGGCAAGTTAAGGTACTCATAAACATTTTCTCTTACCTTATCTGGATCTGCTGGATTGTCTGGAAAAGTTAAAGCACCAACAGAGTTCATGGCTTGCAAAGCACGACTATTAACACCATTACCTTTTGTAAAGGTAAATTCTTCTACCTCTTTAAAAGATTTAAACGGTCTTGCTGCAATATATCGTTCTGCAATTGTATTTGATATCCACTTTATTGCAGATAAACCAAATCTAATACCCTTGCCTTCAATCTTAAAATCAATTTCTGATTCATTGATATGTGGTAATCTAATTGGAATACCCATACGCTTTGCTTCAATTAGATATTCTGTTCTTGCATCTTTGTCTTTCTCATTCTTGAGAAGTGCAAACATAAACTCTAGTGGATAATGATATTTAAGCCATGCTGTCCAATATGATACGGTACTGTAAGCAACAGCATGTGATTTATTGAATGAGTACCCCGCATGTGCTTCAAAGTCATGCCATAAATCTAATGCATTGTTTGGACTAATATAAGCAGAAGCGCCTTTGATAAACTTATCTTTGAATACATCAAACTCTCTTGCATCTTTCTTTTTACCAATGATCTTACGAACCTTATCAGCCTCTGCCATTGTCATACCGCCAAGTTGAACGCAGGCCTGCATAACTTGTTCCTGATACAAAATACACCCATATGTTTCTTCTGTAAAAGGTTTTAGAATCTGATGCAAATAATCAATGTTTTGACGACCATGTTTACGAGCAATATAATCTTTACCAATTGTATTCATAGCACCTGGACGAACTAGTGCGTTAGAAGCAGCAAGTTCAGCAAGGTTTTTAACACGCATCTTAACTAGAAGATTAGTATATGGAGTTGCTTCACACTGGAATACGCCCTTAGTATATCCATCAGATAACATATTATAAACATTGCTGTCATCCATATCAATCTTAAGGAGATCTATCTTTGTACCTTCTCGTTCTTTGATAATGTCAATACAATCTTTAATTACACTAAGAGTCTTAAGTCCAAGTGCATCAATCTTAATTAAACCAATCTTTTCGGCTTCTTCCATATCAACACCAACTACTGGAATTCGCTCATCAGATCCTGGAGAAGAACGAGTTTCCATAGGAGCATGTCTAAATATTGGCTCTTTACTAGTCACAACACCAGCA